CGCATTAAGAAATAAAGTAGGGGACGCTCTGGACGCAAGTAGAAAAGAATACGCTTCTAACTTATTTAATACTGCTAAAAATGTGATGACACCTGGACAAGCAGAACCTCACTCGGACCCAAAACCTAATGTTGCGGACCCGATTGCTCAGACTGCTTCAAGGGATGATGTTCAAAATGCAATGACACCAGAAGCTGAACCTGTTTCTACACCTGCCGAAGCACCTGCTGAAGCACCTGCTGAAACGGCACCTGATTCTGGCGAAACACAAACAGGAGAATAAAAATGGCATTAACGGTATCAAGTATAGTTGGTAATGTTTCAGGTTTTATTGGTAACGACAAATACATAAATCTATCGCCTTCTATGAAGGAAGCTGTAAAGCAACTAATAGAAAGTTTAGATGGAGTAGATTGGAAACAACCACAAGACTTGGTAAACATTATTGAAACCAAAGTGGCAGAAGTATCGGCGGCAACAGGAGTTGTTGAGTCAGATATTAAAGCATACTTTGAAGAGTAAGAAATATGACTTTGAGTGTCGCAACAAAAGTTGATGACACCAATAAAGCGATAGTAAGCGCTAGTGGTGTCGGAGAAGATAGTGGAACTTTATATAGTTCCGACAAAAGTATATCTTTGGCTAATGTATATTACGAGATAAGAGGAAATGATTATGAAGAAGGAATCTATCCAAAGGTGACTCTTACACTCGGAGACCAAACTTTAGTTTTAGAAGGGTTTGGTAATTGGGGACTCAAAGAAGGAGAAGCAAGAAAAGTTATAGACCAAAAATTAGATACGGCTACAACTTTAGAAGTTTCTGCTGACAAAGAAGTTAGTAAATTTAATTTGGCAGTAGAAGTACAAAAAGAAACTGAAATAGGACCACTAGGTTCAATGTCAAATAGTTAGAGGAATAAAATATGGCAGACGCAATAACAACGCAAATAATATCAGATACAGCAGGAGTTAAGTATGTTGTTAAGAGAACAAACATAAGTGATGGTACTGGTGAAACTGATAGTGTGTTAGTTAATCCAACTACATCAAATTTTATGACTGCTGACGCAACGAAAACTATAGCAAAGGTATGGTATTCAATTAATACAGCAAACTCAAAATCGGCAGTAGAGATATCCTGGGGAGGTTCTTCTGCTAATACAACAGCACTAACATTATCAGGTAATGGAGTTTTTGACTTCAGGACTGCAGGAAATGACATAGCTAATAACGCTACTGGTGCTACTGGTTATGTATATTTGTCAACTAAAAACTTTGCTTTACACGACAATTACACATTGGTTGTAGAATTTAGATAAAAGAAATTATAAATATTAAGGAAAGAGAGAGACAAATATGAGCTATTTAAAACACAAGCCAGGTAGTCTGGAAGAAAGTGTGATTAAAACATTACAAGAAGGCAACTGGCAAATATATGCTGACGGAGCATATAAACATACAGGTGGCGGAAATGATGATAAGTTTGATTTTGTTATTCAAGCAAATAGTGAACAGGATGCTATAAGAAAAGCAGAAGATATGTTAGACAAAGCAAGAAAACAAGGAAAAATAGGACCAACACAAGGCGGTGGTATAGAGGTAACAGATATAACTGCTGAAAGAACTAGTGCTCGTATAAGTCCAAAAGATCCTTCAAATTGGGTTGAATAGGAGATACATATGAGTTATTTAAAACACAAGCCAGGTAGTTTGGAAGAGAGTGTGATGAATGTCCACGAGAAAGAAAAACACAAATCAGGTGTGTGGTTTGTAAAAAATGATGATGGTAGAAAAGTACACAAAGGTACTTATAAAACTGCTATGGCATATCTGAAACACCGTGCTGGTTCTCATACTGCTTACAAAGATGGACACGAACACGATGAAGAAAAAATAAATGAAGCAAGATATGAGGTTACTGGTTCAATGGGATATCAGGATCACGGCAGAAAAGATAATTTTTCTATGGTAATTAATGCCTATAGTGAAAAGGATGCTATCAGTAAAGCAGAAAAAGAATTACATAAAGCTAGAAAGAATAAAAAAATAGGACCAAGTGGTGGTGGTTATATTGATGATATAGAAGATGTAGGAGCTGAAAAAACTAACAAGAGATTAGAAAAACCATCTACTTCTATGGTACACTAAAAGAATTAGGAAAAACTATGAAACTTATAACAGAAAATATAGACAATGTAGAGTACCTTACAGAAGATAATGGTAAGGGTGGAAAGAATTACAAAATCCGTGGAGTGTTCTTACAATCTGAAATAAAGAACAGAAACGGTAGAATCTATCCTAAAGAAACTTTAGCAAAAGAAGTAGGTAGATATAATAGAGAATTTGTAGAGCAAAAAAGAGCTTTTGGCGAGTTAGGACATCCTGATGGACCAACGGTAAACTTGGAAAGAGTATCGCATATGATAACTAAACTTTATCCTGATGGAAATAACTTCATCGGTGAAGCGAAAGTTATGGATACCCCATACGGAAAGATTGTGAAAAATCTTATAGATGAAGGCGCTAAATTAGGCGTATCTAGTCGTGGTATGGGTTCATTACAAAGAGGTAGAAACGGTGAGGCACAGGTTGGAAACGACTTTTATCTTGCTACTGCCGCTGATATTGTTGCAGATCCGAGCGCTCCAGACGCTTTCGTAGAAGGAATTATGGAAGGTAAAGAGTGGATTTGGGAAAACGGTGTCATTAAACAAAAAGAGCTAGAAGAATATAAACAATACATTAATGAGGCAAAACGACTAAAAATAGCGGATGCTAAGGCAAAAGTATTTGAATCGTTCCTTAAAGGAATGTATTAATATAAATATCTAGCAAAGAGAAAAAAATAATTATTTTTTTAAATTAAGGAGAACTTCATATGGCCGAAACAGAAAAAGTGGTTAGTGAAAACACGGTAGCAGACGCTCCCAAAAAGAACGCTGTCGCTAGTGAACCTACGCCGTTGAAAAATGACGCCGAGGATTTAGGAGCAGCTGTAGTTAAACCTACAGATGAAAACCCTAAAGCTAACAAAAGTACTAAAGAAGTTTCTGGACAAGCACCCCAAAAGAACCAAGGTAAAGCTGACGCTATGCCTACTCTTAAAGGTGAATCGAAAGAAACTGATTCTGATGGCAAGAAGATTTCCGAGGGAGATATGCCTGACGGTCTAAAAAAATTCCTAGATAAGAAAGACGAGAAAAAAGAGTCTAAAGAAGCTGAAGTAAAAGTTTCTAAAGACGATGAAGTCAAGTCTGAAGAGAAGGAAGAAGACCAGAAAGCAAAAGATGTTGATGTTAAAGAACACATTGACGCTTTAACCTCTGGAGAGAAAGACTTGTCGGAAGAATTTAAAGCCAAAGCTGCTACTATATTTGAAGCTGCTATCAAATCTAAAGTTAGAGAGATAGAAGAATCAATGGTTGCAGATTATAATAAGAAATTTGAAACTGAAAGCTCTAAAGCGAAATCAGAACTTGTTGAAAAAGTAGACAATTATTTGAACTATGTTGTCAACGAGTGGATGAAAGAAAACGAACTTGCTATTGAAAAAGGTATCAAGGGCGAAATCGCTGAGGACTTCATTAACGGTCTGAAAAAACTTTTTGAAGACCACTACATTGATGTACCTGATGAAAAATATGATGTGTTAGAAGACCAAGCTTCAAAGATTGAAGAATTGGAAAAGAAACTTAACGAAGAAATCGGAAAAAATGTTGATTTGAATAAGAAAAGCAATATGCTTGAGAGAGCTGACATTTTAGCTGATGTTGCTTCTGACTTAGCAGATACTTCTAAAGAAAAATTTGCTAAACTTACAGAAGAAGTTGAGTATTCCGACGCAGAAACTTTTAAGAAAAAGTGTGAGACTATTAAAGAATCATATTTTGGAAATAAAAAAGAAGCGAATTCTGACAGCGAAGTAGATAATGCGGTAGCTGGACAACCTAATGTACAAAATACAGAAGACTTGTCTAATGCAATGGCTGCTTATACTACCGCTATTAGTAAAACTAAAGACATTAAGTTGTCTGTAAAATAATAATAGAGAGAGGAAAAAGATATGTATTTATCTGAAAACTACCAAAAAAAGTGGCAGCCAGTATTAGACCATCCTGATTTACCAAAAATCAGCGATACCTATAAAAGAGCTGTTACCAGTGTTATCCTTGAAAACCAAGAGAAAGCACTAAAAGAAGACGCTCAGTTTATGACTGAAGCGGCTCCTACATCAAACACTGCTGGAGTTGCAAATTGGGATCCAATCCTAATTTCTCTAGTACGAAGAGCAATGCCAAACCTTATCGCTTACGATATTGCTGGCGTACAACCAATGTCTGGTCCGACTGGACTTATATTTGCTATGAGAAGCAGATACAAAGCTCAAGACGGAACTGAAGCATTATTTGACGAAGCTGAATCAGAATTTTCTGCAAAGAAAACGACAAACAATTTGCCTGGTTCTGCTGGAACATCATCAGCTGGAGAAACTAACCCCGCTGTGCTTAACGACTCTTCACCTGGCGCTTATACTGCTGAAGGTGGAATGGCGACTGCTACGGCAGA